GTCTAAGATCATGTTCTGTGGAGATGCCACTCAATCAGATCTTCTGAAAGATAGAGAGAGAAATGGTATTGCAGACTTCATGAAGATCTTACGTATCATGCCTTCAGTTGATATTGTTGAGTTTGGAGTAGAGGATATCGTTCGCTCTGGACTGGTTAAGGAATACTTACTAGCTAAGATGGAAATGAATGTATGATTTTTGAGCATTGTAATTATCTCGGTGATCTTGAACTAACAAAAAAAGAAACCAATGGCATCCGTCTCTACAACCTTCCAAGTGGAGACTGGGTGCCTTCTATTACGTCTG